GCGACTAACGTTCCTATTTCGTTCTTTTCCTTGATTAAGTATTGCTGCGGCAATACTCTTCGGCATGGCTCTAACACATGCTGAATTTAAGAATTACCTATCCCGAATAGACCAGCTTCCCCAAGACGAGAAGGTAACAATTCTCGATTTGCTTCGGAAGATGGACGAGGCTGATATCCGTGTCGGTGCCCAGCAAAACTTTCTGGACTTCGTAAAGGCCCAGTGGCCCGACTTTATCGAGGGCTACCACCACAGGATCATGGCAGACGCTTTCGAGCGCGTTGCCAACGGAAAACTCAAGCGGCTGATTATCAATATGGCCCCGCGCCATACCAAATCAGAGTTCGCTTCGCATATGCTCCCGGCATGGTTTCTGGGAAAGTTCCCGAACAAATATATCATCCAAGCATCCAACACCGCCGATCTGGCGGTCGATTTCGGGCGTAAGGTCCGAAACACCATATCGAGCCCGTCTTACCAGAAAATATTCCCCGGCGTGAGCATCCAAGCCGACGCTGCTGCGGCAGGAAAATGGAAGACCAGCAAGGGCGGCGAATATTTCGCCATCGGAACCGGCGGCACCGTAACGGGCCGTGGCGGCGATCTGATCATTCTGGATGATCCCCATTCAGAGCAGGAAGCCAAGCAGGCCGAGTTCCGACCGGAAATCTATGACACCGTCTTCGACTGGTATACGTCCGGTCCCCGCCAGCGGCTCCAGCCGGGTGGCGCGATGATCATCGTCATGACGCGGTGGGCCAAGCGCGATCTCACGGGGCAGATTCTAAGGGCGGCGGCGGAACGCGGCGAACTGGTGGATCAATGGGAGGTCATAGAGCTTCCCGCAATTTTACCGTCCGGCAAACCCATCTGGCCGGAATACTGGCCGCTTGAGCAGCTTGAAGCCCTTCGCGATGAACTGCCTTTGCCCAAGTGGCAGGCGCAGTATCAACAGCAGCCCACGTCCGACGAGGGTGCGTTGGTCAAACGTGAGTGGTGGCGGCTGTGGGAAGGCAAGAAGCCTCCCGAATGCGAGTTCGTTATCCAGTCGTGGGACACGGCATTCCTAAAGAATGAACGCGCCGACTTTTCCGCCTGCACGACATGGGGCGTGTTTTACACCGACGACACAAAGGACGGAAGAACCCGTGCGAACGTGATCCTGCTGGATGCGTTCAAGAAGCGCATGGAGTTTCCTGAATTGAAGGCGGTCGCCTATGAACATTACAAAGAATGGGAACCTGACGCTTTCATCGTTGAAGCTAAGGCGGCGGGTAGTCCACTCATATTTGAATTACGGGCGATGGACATCCCCGTTCAGGATTTCACCCCGACGCGAGGAAACGACAAGATCGCCCGCGTTAACGCCGTCTCCGATCTCTTTGCGTCCGGTTCTGTATGGGCACCGTCTACGCGGTGGGCAGAAGAGGTAATTGAGGAATTTGCTGAATTTCCTGCTGGCGAACACGACGATCTTGTAGACAGTTCGACGCAGGCCCTTCTGAGATTCCGCAAGGGCGGCTTCATTCAGACCACATCCGATTACGAAGACATGGAATTGCCGGTGCTAAAGCGCCACGCTGAATATTACTGAGAGAATAGATATGGCAAGCTCAATTGAACGCGCTATGACTGACAACCCGATCCCGCTGATGAACGGTGAGGATGAGGAGGTTATTGAGGTCGAGATCATGGAGCCCGAAGAGGGCACCGAAGAGGAGCAGATAGACGTTCCTTTCGAGGCAAATCTTGCCGAACACATGGAAGAAGCGGAACTCACCGCTCTGGCCGGTGAGCTTATCGAGGACTATGAGCGCGACAAGTCTTCCCGCGCTCCTTGGGAGAGGGCCTACGTCAAGGGCCTGAAGCTTCTGGGTCTTGAGATGGAGGAACGCACCGAGCCGTGGGCCGGTGCTTCAGGCGTTTTCCATCCCATTCTGGCCGAGGCGGTCATTCGCTTTCAGGCAGAATCCATAACTGAAACGTTCCCCGCCTCCGGCCCTGTGATGACCAACATCATCGGTAAGGAAACACCTGAGAAGGTCAGGCAGGCGAAGCGTGTCAAAGATGACATGAATTATTACACCACCGAGATCATGACTGAGTATCGGAAGGAGCATGAGAAGCTGCTTCTGAACGTCGGCTTGTCTGGGTCCGGTTTCAAGAAAATGTATTTCGACAGCGTCGCGAACAGGCCGGTCAGCCTGTTTGTCCCAGCCGAAGATTTCGTGGTCGCCTACGGTGCCTCTGACTTGGCCTCCTGCCCGCGTTACACCCATGTGCTGAAGCAATACAAGAACGACATCATCAAGGCGCAGTACGCCGGAATGTACAAGATGATGGAAGTCGGCGACCCGTCACCAGAATATTCCGAGACGGAAAAAGCTGAGCAGAAGACCGGCGGATACCAAGCCAGTATTGAGCATGACGACCGGCACACCCTTTTGGAGATGCACTGCGATTACGATCTGGAGGGGTTCGAAGACTTGGATGAGGACGGTGAAGAAACCGAGATCGCCCGTCCCTACGTCATAACGGTCTGCAAGGACACCCGACAAATTCTCTCTATATATAGGAACTGGCGCGAGGCCGACGAGACCAAGACCAAGGAACAATTCTTCATTCCTTATGAGTATGTCCCCGGTCTCGGGTTCTACGGCATCGGCCTCATCCATCTGTTGGGCAGCATCGCCAAGTCGGCCACCAGCATTCTCCGGCAGCTAAGCGATGCCGGTACGCTCGCCAATCTTCCCGGCGGTATCAAGGCGCGTGGTCTGCGGATCAAGGGCGACGATAGTCCGATACGCCCCGGCGAGTGGCGAGACGCGGATATCCCCGCAGGGTCGGTGAGGGATAACTTCCTGCCCCTTCCATATAAAGAGCCGTCCGCCGTTCTGTACCAGTTGCTGGGCGGGATCGTTCAAGAGGGCCGCACGGTAGCCTCCATCGCGGATATGAAAATATCCGACATGAACAATCAGGCTCCGGTCGGGACTACGCTGGCGATCATCGAGCGCGGCATGAAAGTTATGTCGGCGGTCAACGCCCGCATCCACGCATCCATGCGGCAGGAACTCAAGCTCCTCGCCACATTGATCAAGGAACACGGGGCACCGGAATACGAATACGAAGTCGAGGAAGAAGGCGCGACACGCGCTCAGGACTATGACAAGCGGGTTGATGTCCTGCCGGTATCCGATCCCAACGCTTCCACGCTGGCGCAACGGATCATGCAGTATCAGGCGGCGCTCCAGTTGTCCCAACAGGCACCGGGCATCTACGACCTGAAGGAACTTCACCGTCAGATGATCGATGTGCTTGGTCTTCATAACGCGGAGAAGATCGTGCCGCTGGAAGCGGACATGAAGCCTGTCGATCCTGTCACCGAAAATATGGCGATCCTCAGTGGCAAGCCTGTGAAGGCGTTCCTCGCGCAGGACCACGAGGCGCACATCACTGTTCACATGGCGGCTATCGAGGACCCCAAGATACAGCAGCTTATGGCGAAATCCCCCATGGCTCAGGCAGTATCGAATGTGGCTGCGGCGCATATCCAAGAGCACATCGGATTCCAGTATCGCGTCGAAATCGAGAAAAATCTGGGCGTGGCGCTGCCAGACCCAGAGGCGGAATTGCCGCCAGAGGTCGAGGCAAACTTGTCCAAGCTCATTCAGGACGCCGCCACCAAGCTCCTCCAAAAGAACAAGGAGGAAGAGGCCAATCGCAAGATTGCTCAGGAACAGGGCGATCCAATCATCCAGATGCAGAAGCAGGAAGTCGCCGCCAAGGTGGCCGAGGTCAGCCGCAAAGCCACGGCGGACCAGCTTCGGGCCAAGACCGCTGCGGATCAACTCGCCGTCAAGAAGGAAGTCGAGGCGGGCAAGCTCGCTGCTCAAATTGGCAATGCTCAGGGCGAAGCCGCCGCCAAGGATGCGCTCGAAAGCAAGCGTCTCGCTGTGGAAATAGCCAACAATCAGGCCGACAACAGGACCAAGGAAGACATTGCACGGGCTGAACTGGCGGTACAAATCGCGAACGATCAGGCAGATAACCAGACCAAGGACGCCATGAACCGGGCGAAAGTGGCCGGAAGCATGATCGAGAAAATTATGGACAATGAGAACAAAAAGAACGAAGAATGAACATATGGAGAACAAACCCCTTGAGGAGTTAACTGTTGCCCGATAAACTCTTAAGCACCCTGCAACAAGAGATACGCGCTGATTTGAACGACATCGCGGACGATCTCGCCGGAGGAGCGGCAAAAAGCTTTGATCAATACATGAAGCTCGTTGGAATGATCGAAGGCTTGGCTAGAGCGGAGCGTCATTTGCTTGATCTGGTCGATATTCAGGAGAGGGCTGAAACGGGCGAAATGGGGATGATTCAGTGAGTACCGTGGAACTGGTTAAAGAAGACGAAGGCGAAGACGCGATCACACAGGCGAAACAGCTACCAGAGATGTCTGGTTACCATGTTTTGATTGCGCCAATCGAGCCGGAGAAGAAAACCGCAGGCGGTATCTGGAAGCCAGACCAATTGGTCGATCTTGAGCAAAGCGCGGCAGTCTGTGGGCTGGTCCTCAAGATGGGTCCCGACTGTTTTTCCGACAAAGACCGTTTCAAGGAGCCGTGGTGCAAGGTCGGCGATGTGGTTCTGCTGGGCGCATATAAAGGCACCCGTTTCAAAATTCATGGGCAAGAGTTTCGGGTCGTGAATGACGATCAGGTTCTGGGGACGATTGACGATCCCCGTGGGTTCGGACGGACATAATGTCAACACGTCAGACAGACCTTTTCGAAAAAGACACCCCGGTTAATTTCGTCAACGACGACAAGCTCCCCGCCCTTCCGGACCCGAAGGACGTTCAAAAACCAACCGACGAAGATTCAGAGTTTGAAATTGAAGTCGTGGATGATGTCCCGCCGGGGGACCGCCGCGCCAAGCCCGACGCCAAGGCAGAAATCATCGATCCCGATAGCGAAGAGCTTAAGAAGGAGATTGATGAATACGGCGAAGGCGCTCAGAAGCGCATCAAGCAGCTTTCGTACCAGTATCATGAAGAGCGTCGGCAACGTGAATCCGCTCATCGGCAGAACGAAGAAGCGATTAAATTTGCTGAGCAGGTGGCGCGGGAAAACAACGCCTTAAAGTCTGCGCTCGACAATCAGAACCAGACGTTAAGCCAGACCCTTAACGAAAAGAACGCCGAACTTTTGGAAAAGGCTGAGTCTGACTACAAGCTCGCCTACGAAAACGGGGACAGTGAAGGGCTGATCGCAGCGCAGAAGCGGATGAGCGCCTTATACGTTGAAAGCATCACCCGTCCTGCCAGACCGCCTGCCACTCATACTCAGGTGGAACGACCACAGGAAACTGCCCCCGTTGCTTATCAGCAGCCCAATATTCGGCCTCCCGACGAGAAGGCGACATCGTGGCTGCGTGAAAATCCATGGTTCCAAGCCCCCGGTAATGAACATATGACCGGGCTGGCTCTGGGGCTTCATGAGAAACTCGTCAAGGAGGGGTACGACCCCACCGTTCACGACGAGTATTACACCAAAATCAACGATACGCTTCATGCAGCGTTTCCTGATTACTTCGGGCAGGACGAAGGACGACCTGCTGCGACTGCCCGA